TGTGTATAATGCAGTATTACAAGGTATCAAAATCATTGATGGTAAAGATAAGAAACATACACCAGAGGCAATACCTACAATCTTATCAGACGCATTAGGAGTTTCATTTGATAGACATATAGGGCATGATTATCTTGCCATGACCGATGAACGATTTGATTATTATCATAGGACAGAGGAACGGCTAAAATTTGATTTAGCATATTTCAATCGTATTACAAAAGGTGGTCTGCCACCTAAAACTTTAAATGTTGCTCTTGCAGGCACAGGTGTTGGTAAGTCTTTGTTTATGTGTCATCTGGCTTCATCTGTTATATCACAAGGTAAAAATGTATTGTATATAACTTTAGAGATGGCTGAAGAGCGTATCGCAGAAAGAATTGACGCTAACTTATTAGATGTAACCATAGATGATCTCTATGAAATGCCAAAAGATATTTACGATAACAAGACAAAAAAACTACAAGGCAAGATCAATGGTCAATTAATCATTAAAGAATATCCTACTGCCGCTGCTCATAGTGGTCATTTCAAAGCTTTGATTGATGAACTTGCATTAAAGAAATCATTTAAACCTGATATAGTGTTCATAGATTATCTTAATATATGTTCATCAAGTAGATTTAGAGGTGGTAATATATCATCATACTTTTATGTAAAAGCAATTGCTGAAGAATTAAGAGGTCTTGCTGTTCAGTATGATGTGCCTATTGTAAGTGCAACACAAACAACAAGATCAGGTTATCTGTCAAGTGATGTTGGTTTAGAAGATACTTCAGAATCATTTGGTCTTCCTGCAACTGCTGACTTCATGTTTGCTTTAATTAGTAATGATGAGTTAGAAGAACTAGGTCAAATTAAAGTTAAACAATTAAAAAATAGATACAATGATCCTGCAGTAAATCGTGCTTTTATTATAGGTGTTGATAGATCAAAGATGAGATTATATGATGTAGAACAATCAGCACAAAATCTATCAGATGGTAACCAAGAGTCTGAAAAACAAATAAACAAACCATCAGGTCCACAAGATGTTGATGTGTATGATAAGTTTAGTGATTTTAAAGTATGAGGAAAAGAAAACCATCAATATACTATAAGACAGAAATGGTCAAAGTAAAGAACGAGATACTTTGGCGTGCTGTAGAAATGCCCAGTAAGTTAGTCTTAAAAGAATCTTTCTTTGAGGAAGATGTAAAGAAGGTAGTCAAGTTTCAAAACAAACATAAGACATTTGGCATATTTGGTTTTCCTACTTTCTTTGATAAGAGATCAGATAAAGAAAGACTCGCAGATAGAGGCAAGTCATCATATAAAGTGCCAGCAAGAAGACGAGGCAAGAGATAAATATATGTATGCCAAGTCTAAATGGAATCAATGTTAAGGATGCTGAATTTACAGCAATGCAAGAAAAGGCTACTGCCTTAATCAGCAAAAGATCATTTGTTGATAATATTAATTTTACATCACACCTAGATATAATTAAAGATAAAAAGACCGTGCAAGGTCTAAAAGAAATCTTTGTAAAAGATAGAGTGCAATTGTTTAATTACAAAAGTCCTTTCTCACAAAAGATAGAAGAAAACTGGTTTAAAACATTTTACAAACAGAATGAAAGAATATTAAAAGAGTTTTCTAATGCACAATTTACCGTCTTTGATAGAGATGATAAAGATGGTTTTATGATGTGGTTTATGAAAACAATTAGAGATTATTTTAAGATTAGTAATAAAGACTCATACAATCCTGCTGACATATGGTTGATTGATAAAAGAGAAGTCAATAGGCAAATCATATTAAAAGAATTAGAAGGACCTAAAGGCACACAAACCGTAGAAGAACTTAATCAGATAATGAGAAAGTTATATAAAGACAGAAAGGTTGTAGGTCTTTCTTTAAAACTTATATCAGGTCAACAGGCTAGATACCAAGAGGTAAATTTAGATGATAAGTTTTTTAAAGCAGTAGAAAATAAAAAAGGCGAGTTTGATTACAAACTTTTAAAAGTAATGTTTAATCTATCTACATTTGGCAAGGGTAAATCTGGTGGTTTTACAACACAAGATACCGTGCTTACTTTAGGTTTAAGAGGCACAGAAATAGCAAAGTTTCAAGTTAAAAGTAATCAAACATCAAAGTTATCTAATTTAAAAATAGAAGGCACAGGTAAAGGTGACGCCGCAAGACTAGGTAAAGCACCTCTAGGATTAGTAGCAGAATTAAGTGCTGGCAAACCATATAGATCAAAGTTTATAAACAAAGCATTAGATGAACCTAAAAATAAAGCAGAGTTTGATAACAAAGCAAAGATGTTTGAAAAAATGTATAATGAGATGGTGACAAATATGAAACAAAGAGGCATACCTTTAGAAACAAAAATCATGCCTAAAGATTTTATTAAGAATTTTAGAATAGCATTTGAGGGAAGAACACCTTGGATTGCTAATAACAAACTATTACAATTACGATTCCTACACATGATTTCAAAGTTTAAAAAAGACGAGATCCATGAGTATATGACAGATTTAATCTTCTTATGCCAGAAGATAGGGCGTAGTGTATTTCCTTTCGGGCCGTTCGGCAAACTTTATTAGTATAAATAGTCTAGTAAGTAGTGATTTATTAATGGGATAAGTGCGATTTTTTGCTTGACAAAAGCAATAAATTTTGATATAATGGATATAGTGGAGAGATATGTATAGTTTCAAACAATATTTAAGTGAGTCAAAAAATACTCATTTAGAACATTTAGAAGATAGCATTATTAACGATGGCTATCAAGGCGGATTAGCAAGTATAGAGTTTCTTAAATCATTAAGAAATATGCTTACTGGTTCATCTCGTAGAAAATTAAATGTTTCAGTAAAATGGGATGGTGCACCAGCAGTATTCTGTGGTATCAATCCTGAGAACGGCAGATTCTTTGTCGGCTCTAAATCTGTATTCAATGTAAATCCTAAAATCAACTACACACAAGCGGACATACGAAAAAACCATGCAGGTGGTTTAGTAGATAAACTATCTGTATGTTTAAAAGAATTACCTAAACTAGGTATTAGAGGTGTTGTTCAAGGCGACTTGTTATTTACACCTGCTGATATTAAGAAGGTAAGCATTAGAGGCGAGGATGCTATCGCCTTTACACCGAACACCATAACATATGCTGTTCCAGAAAATACTGATCTTGCAAAGAGAATTTTAAGAGCTAAATTAGGTATCATCTTTCACACTACTTACAATGGCAGAAAGATGGCTAATCTCAAAGCAAGTTTTGGCGTCAATGTAAGAAGATTTGCAAAGACGCCATCAGTATTCTATGATGACGCTTCATATAAAGATACAAGTGGTGTTTCAACTTTCTCATCTGCTGAGTCAGATAGATATGACGCTTTGTTAAGAATGGCAAATGGTTCTTTACAAAGAGGTAAGAAAGTTTTAGAATTATTAAAAAGACAAAACAATTTATTGTCTGTCGGTGCAAGATTAAAGATATTCTTTAACACAAAAATAAGAGAGGGTGCAGTAATAGGTGGTGTTGCAAAACTACAAAAAGATTTTAGAAAATACTATGCACAGGTTTTAGATGATGAGGCTGCAACAAAGAAAACAGAAAACGCTAAAAAGAAATACGAGATGATAAGAAACGATGGTTTAAGATTTATTGATAGTAATGAGAACGAGATATATTTTGCAATTGCAACATATGTAACCTTACAAAGAGTTAAGAACTTTTTAGTAAGTAAGATGAATCAAATTAAATCTATTGGCACATTTTTACAAACAGATAAAGGTTTTAGAGTAACCGATCCTGAAGGTTATGTTGCTGTAGATAGATTAGGTAATGCAGTAAAACTTGTAGATAGATTAGAATTTAGTAAAGCAAACTTTAACACACCAAAGAATTGGATTAGAGGATGAAAACATTTAGAGATTTTATATTTGAACAAATAGGCAGAATGAGAATTATTATGTTAGGTGGACCTGGTTCAGGTAAATCAACATACTCAAAATATCTAATTGATCATTTTGATATTACACATATTTACCCAGGTGGTATGTTAAGAAAAGAAATAGAAAAAGGTAGTGAAATAGGAAAACAAGTTAAGGCAATTGTTGATAGAGGTGAGTTTGTTCCTAATCAGATTGTATTAGATTTAATTAAGGCACAAATAGAGAAGTCGCCTAAAGGTTACATACTAGATGGTTGGCCTAGATATATGCAACAGGTTGAAGACATGGAAAAGAATGATATAGGTTATGACTATGCAGTATTTTTAGATGTAAGTAGAGAAGAAGTTTTAAGAAGATTATTAGCAAGAGGCCGTGCAGATGATACGGAAGAGATTATAAACAATAGAATAGACCTATACAAAAAAGAAACAGGTCCTGTTGTAGAGTATATGAGAAAACGACCAGGTTTTATAACGGTCAATTCTGAACAAGGCACGCCAGAAGAAACTGCTAACGAAATTATAAAGAGGATTGAAGATGAAAGTAAATAGTTTTTTTCAACATATAAATGAGGGTGTCTATGACCCAGGTATATTCAAAGCATTTTTTCTTGCAGGTGGTCCTGGTTCAGGTAAGTCATTTGTAACCAGTAGAGTATTTGCAGGCACAGGATTAAAACTTGTAAATAGTGATAATGCTTTTGAAAGACAATTAAAGAAAACAGGATTGTCTTTACAAATGCCTGATAGTGAGGCATACTTTAGAGATATAATTAGAAAGAGAGCAAAGACAACCGTGTTATCAGCATTAGATCAGTATTTAAGAGGCAGACTAGGTTTAGTTATAGACTCAACTGCTAGAGATTATGATACAATTTCTAGGCAACATAGTCAACTTAAACAATTAGGTTATGATAGTTATATGGTATTTGTAAATACAAGTTTAGATGTTGCATTAGAAAGAAATAGAAGACGAGAAAGAACCGTGCCAGAATATATTACAACTAAATCATGGAATGAAACACAAGGTAATATGGGTAAGTATCAAAGATTATTTGGTATGGATAAATTTATTGTTGTTGATAATAATAAATCAGATTTTGAATTAACAACCCTTACAATGACTAGGGTAAGTAAGATAGTAAATAAATATTTAAAAGCAGGTATAACAAATCACATTGCAAAACAATGGGTTAAAAAAGAATTAGAAGCTAAAAGAAGATGAGATTTAAAAAGTTTAACGATATAGAAAATATAAGGCATGCTAAAGTAAAAGAAACGCCTTTAAAAAACTATACAGGTAAAATAGAAGAGGTGCATTGTTCTAAACCTAGCAGTAATACATCAGCCGCAACTAAAAAAGAGATGGTTGAAATGCAAGGTATGTTTAAACAAAGAAACAAAGCAATAGAACAATCAGTAAAAGACCACGACCCTAAAGCAGAATATTCAATAGAGAAGTATTTAAAAGAAAACAATTTAGAGATAAACAAAAAAGATACAGATAAAATACTTGATATAGGTAGTAGTGTTGCAAGAACATTAAAAAATAAGTTTGAAAGAGCAAGACCATATCAAGTCGCAGAAGCAACAGGCATGAAGTTTAATATAATGCCTTTAGAGTCTGATAGTATGAAGACACCAGCATATCCTAGTGGTCACTCTTTACAAAGTAGATTGATTGCAGAATACTATGCTGAGAAATATCCAGATCACAAAGAACAACTAATAGATCGTGCTGACGAATGTGGTATGGGTAGAGTATTTGCTGGTTGGCATTATCCTTCAGATCACAAAGAAAGTGTGAAGATTGCAAAACAAGTTTATCCCAAAATTAATTTAACAAGAAAGTCTTTAAAAGAAAGTATAATTGATATACCTAGAAAGACTTATGCAAGAGGCGTATTTGATAAAGCAGATACAGGTGCGCCACAATTAAAACCATCTGTAAAGAAAATGGTATTAGATGGTATAAAGACATTTGAAAAATTTGGTAAAGTAGTTAAATATACACTAATCGGTAGTATATTAACAAAACAATATAGGGCAGACGCAGACCTTGATGTAAATATCTTATTTGATATACCTGGTTCAAAAGCAGAACAGGAAAAAGTGCATGATGAAATAAGAGAGTATCAAGCAGAAATAAATGGTAAGACCATACCTGGCACAGAGCATCCTATCAACTACTTTTCCATCATAGATCCTGCTACTTTTAGTAAGGCAAGGGACATGGCTGATGGCACTTTTGACATAGACCTTAATAAGTTTATCAAAAAGCCAGAACCTGGCACCTTTGAACCAGAAAAATATGTAGCGGATTTTCAGAAGCGTGTTTCTGAAATAGATGTTGTTAAAGGTGAATTAGCACGAGATATGATTGATTATGAGGAGTTAAAGGATTTAAGTAGTGCAGATATAGACAACTTACAATCCCTAATTTCTAAAAAGTTAGCTGAGATTAAATCTTCTATTAACACTCTAATTGATATAGGCGATAAGACCGTCCAAGATCGTAAAGATTCTTTCGACAAAGATATGTCGCCAGACGAGATCAGAAAGTTTGGTGTAAAGAACCGACTTCCTAAAAATGTGATTTATAAAATGTTAGAAAAGTATCATTATCTCAAATTTTTCAAAAAATTGAATGAGATCATGGAAGATGGTAAAATATCACCAGATGAACTGAAATCGTTATCTAAAATAAAAGAGGCCAAGGGTAGATCAATAGCATTTACCTTTGGCCGATTTAATCCACCTACAACAGGACATGAGAAACTTATTAATAAAGTAGCACAACAAAGAACAGATGACTACAAAATTTATTTAAGTAAGAGTGAAGATACAACAAAGAACCCATTGAATGCTAGAGTTAAGTTAGCAACAATGAAACAAATGTTTCCTAGACACGCTAGAAACATTGTATTGAACCCAACAAATGTATTGTTAGATATAGTGACCGATTTACATAAGAGAGGTTATTCAGATATAACAATGGTTGCAGGTTCAGATAGAGTAAGAGAATTTGATACTATACTAAAGAAATATAACGGTGTTAAAAGCAGACACGGCCTATATGACTTTGATAGTATTAATGTTGCAAGTGCTGGTGAAAGAGATCCAGACGCTGAAGGTGCAACAGGAATGAGTGCTAGTAAAATGAGAGCGGCTGCTAAAAAAGATGACTTTAATGCATTTAAAAAAGGTCTGCCATCAGGTTTTGCTAATAGTAGAAACGCACAAGATTTATTTAAAAATGTAAGAAAAGGAATGATGTTGGCTGCTTCATTAGAAGAGTCAAGTGCATTAAGATTTAAACCATTTATAACTGCCTCTACAAAAGAGGAGTTAAACAAGATGACGCTAAGAGATAAGTACATCACGGAACACCTATATGATGTAGGTGATATAGTAGATGATGTAGAAAGTAATATTACAGGCGTCATAGTAAGAAGA